TGAAGACGGATGATCAAAAAGCAAAAGCTTTTGAGAAATCTGAAGATCCAAAGTATGCTACGGAGAACAACATTCCAATTGACTATGAATACTACTTCATGAATAAGTTCATTAATCCAGTGTGTGATTTACTCGAACCACTCTTCGATGATCCGAAGGAAGAGATTTTTGGGGAACTTCTTACGAAGATTAAACCAAAACGAAGACCAAAGAAGAAGGCAGAGACACCTCTCGATGAATTGCCATTTAAAAATTAGGTGCTATAATGTATTAAGGAGATGAGGGTGTCAGAAAATTTGGTCAAGGCGTATGAAGAAGATTTAGACAAGGCAACGCATGAGCGCGTGCTAAAGTTTGTCCAGAACGTCTCGACCAATTATAACATTCCTCTTAAACTACTGATGCGTGACATGCCTAATCCACGTGGGTATTGTATGGGCATCAAAAAGGGTGGAGAACCGTGTACACGAAAGGCGAGTCACGATGGTTTTTGTCTATCACATGCGAACACAACTAAACTTCACGAACCAGTGAATATAAGTACGACTGTCAGACATAATCATACATTTCCACCTCTGTATAGTCCTACATGCCCGGCATGTGAATCATCTAGCAATAACCAATTTAGAGATTTAAGAAGTATGATGTAGTATGAGGAAATCAGATATCCTGTTAAATTCCATAGACGCGTTTTACGGCACGCCTCAAAACAGTGAGACGCTCGTACAGATACTCACCAAAACAGGTGGTATTTCCCTCCGCAACCTCGAATGGTTCATAACAAATTATTCTAAAAAGACGAACCTAATGTATAAAACGATCGACGGCAAAATATTTAGCGTGCATTGCGCATATAAGTCCACGCTAGATGGTTACAGTAAAAAACTGTTTGATCCATTCTGTCGTTCAGACAAGATATCCTATAAGGTGCCAGGTACATCTGATGAAATAAGCACGACTGTGGCTCAACTCAATTTCATCAAATGGTGTATCAAAAATGGTATTATAGAATATATAAAAGAAAACAAAGATAACTTATTTGGTAAGTAATTCCTCCTCACTGGGTGGTGGAAGTTCTCTCGTGCTTACGTACCCATTATTAAATATGAGCGTTTGGTAACACGTGTAATAGATGTGACACGTGAACTCTTCGCTCGTACCATAATATGGGTTCATCTTGAATTCTATGAGAGTTCGGTTATTTTTTATGTTTGTGAAATCCAAACTTCCCGATGGGTCTACATTTCTTGGATTCATCGAGAAGGTATATGTGTATATATTTCTAGGAGTAGTGTGAAACTTGTGATTAAGAGGTGTAAGATACCTGTAATAATGAGAATCCACATAATTTATGAATGGAAGTTCTTGTCCATTGATGAAGAGTTTAGCGGCGATTGCGACATCATCTGATAAATAATCATTCGCTCGTCTGTAGTCCGCGAAAGGTGTGAGATTAAATCTATTGTGATAATAGTGGAATTTTTGATTAGATGTGCTACTATTCGGTGGAGAAACACTCACATTACTCGAAACGTTTTCGTCTTCAAACAACTTGTTTCTGAAAAAGAAATGAAGTGTTTTGACTCTATTTTCTGGTGTGAGTTCTATCTTTAGATTTTCATTTCCCGGTATGGTGTCAACCTTGGGATGTGTTTTAAACATGTCTGTGATGATTTCATATTTACCGGATGTATAATAAATGCGTTCATATGGTGTAAGTGTAATTTCTTCGGTGACTATATCAAAATCGTCAACTGTGAGTGTACCCACATCATCTGTAAAGAATGACTGTGGTCTGAACTCTATGTCAAATTCAAGTTTTTGTTTGTTTATGGCGCACAAAGGGAAATAAGGTCTATTGTGTACGTTTGTTTCGTAATCAGATGATTCATAGCTTCTAGAAAAGAAAAATGGTATAGGTACGTATACGAATGTGTTTCCTATTTTTATGAAGTCGAATGTTGAACTCAGAACTGTTTCTCTGTATATGAAACGACCATCGGTATATATTCTACTCACACTTTCCGATTGATCCAAATACATCTCGTCATAGATAAATCCTATGTCATCTCTGTATACTTCTAGTACAGTCTCATCTACACGCATAGTTATCTTCTTAAAGAGGTGTCTACCAACCCGGTCGGCATAATTGTAATTTGTTGAACTTAATCTAGGTAATTTGATCTTTATATACATATTACATAATAGGTCTCCCATGTCTTGTGGCCTAAGCGTGACCTTTATGGATTGGTTGAATGGCCAACCACTCGCGGCATTCGATGGTTTGTTTACCTTAAAATTTCTATGAAATTTTCTAAAGTTTGAGTGTCTCTTATCTTCATACTTAAAGGGTGAATCTCCACCTAATAGGTATGTGTCCTGCTGACCTATGGCAGACAGGCAAAGTGCGGCGCCGGTATCTGGACCAGATCTATCGCACATACTACTTATTGCTTATATATTTTTAAATCTGTTTTCCACATATCGAGGTGACTTGTTGCATTCAGATCTTCAAGTTCTTTCTTTGTTTTGTCAGTCTCTTCGTTGAGTGCCTGCACGGCTTCTTTAGTGTACTGGTACGTCTTGATGTTGAGCAAATAATCGTATGAATTGTCTATCTTATCAAACGTTTTAGAAATCTCGGTTTCGAGTTCACTCTTCTTGCGCTTGAAGACCACAATCTTTTCGTTGATGACTGCGTCTACGAATCGTGACATGTTTTCGAGCTTCTTGGTCTTTTCTTTTATAACATACAACATGTGTTCTTTGCGTCTCTTGTACGTATCCATCCGGATTTCCATGAAGTCAGTCAAAATCTCTTCTGGACTCGCGTACTTTTTGATCCCCTTTGTTGGGTGGAACAAATGCATGTTACTCACGTGGAACGACTTTTGAAGCTTAAAATCCTTGATGATGTCTTTGCCTGTGTATCCGGTGATTGTAAAGTCCACATCTTCTGTGGTACTGTTATTTACGAAACTCGCGATGACCTTCTTGTCTACGAGACTATCGAGATATTCCTTATAGTCTTGAGTCCATCTAGAAGGTGGGAGCTCTGTGATCTTGATGTTGTTTCCAGTACTCGTGCTAGACCACAGACCTTCGGTGACCCAAAACCCATCCGTGTTCTTAAACACCTTACCCTTGAAGTTGTTAAACCAAGGTTTCATCTCCTTGAGTGGTTGCTTGGAAATAGCCCGTTCTATGTTTTCACAGATATCCTTCGGGTTGAATGGGGGCACGTAACAACTGAAACCCGTACCGATGCCTTCTGTGCCATTGACTAACACGGTGGGTAAGATTGGAACATAGTACTCGGGTTCAATGGGCTTACCATCGTCATCGAGATACTTCAAGACGGCATCGTCTTTTGCGTCAAAGAGCTTTCTCGCATCCTTCGTGAGCTTCGTGAAGATGTACCTCGTTTGACTCGCATCTTTACCACCCATGAGTCTCGTCCCGAATTGACCACATGGCTCGAGAAGATTGATATTGTTTGAACCGGTAAAATTATGTGCTAATTTTACGATCGTATCTGCAAGAGACACTTCTCCGTGATGGTACGCGGAGGTTTCTGCGACGTATGCAGCCAACTGAGCCACTTTCATTTCGTTGGTCAAGTTCTTTTTGAAACACGAATACATGACCTTTCTCTGTGAAGGCTTGAGACCGTCTGATACGTGTGCGATGGAGCGCTTCAAGTCCGCGAGACTGAAATTCACGAGATCCTTGTGTACGAACTCCGTGATGTTGATTCTATCTACGTTTCCGTATGCGATCTCTAGGTCGGATCCCTGTTTCTCCGTGCTCTCGAGAAGCCATGTCTTACGAGAATCAGCCTTCGTTTTATCAAACGCGAGAATGATAGAGTCGTCCGTCTTGTCATCCGTGTCAAATTTGACGGTGAGCTTTTCGATGTTTTTGAAATACTCGCGAGCTTCAGCTGACGTAGAGGTACCGAGACCCTTGTAATACTTGATCTTCCACCCAGGTCTTCCATTTCCATACCACATTCTAAACATAGAATCTGTATAAAAAGACATGATTTGTGAACCTTTGGTCGCTTTGATGATGGGCGTGACCATG